GATGCAGAAGCAGAAATGGGCGACGAAATAGGCGATGCAGAACTTGGAATGGATGACATGGAAATGGCACCAGAAGAGGAAGCAGCTCCTTTACGACGACGAGGACGTTTCGAGTCAAAAGACGAAGATGATGATGCAGAAGAGTTGGACGAAGCAAGAACAATGGATACAGTAGCAGCTGCTAAGATGGGCGACGATGGTGATGCCGGTGCAAAAAGTACAATTACTGGTGGCAACGTCAAGAAATCCGATCATGGAGTTAATGCTGTAAAATTTGCAAGCGGCGACGAAAAAGGTCGATCAGCAGATAAACCTGCTGAAGGCATGACAACAAATCAAGATGCAAAATTATCAGCAGGCCCAAAAGCCGAAGCTGGTGATAAGTCCGATAAAGGTGCAGGTAGCCTTGTAAAGGACATGAGGTAATTTAAACAATGATAAAACCGTTATTTGAACGACTAACTTTTAATCAAGCTAGGGCAACAGTTGAGTCACATGACCGTGCAGACGGTAATGGTAAAGATCTTTATATGAAAGGGATCTTTGTCCAGGGTGGCGTTAAGAATCAAAACGAGAGAGTTTATCCTGTTAAAGAGATAGGCAAAGCCGTTGAATCTATTAATGAACGACTGACACAAGGACAATCAGTTCTTGGTGAAGCAGATCACCCTGAAGAGTTAACTGTAAACTTAGATCGTGTTAGCCACATGATTCAAGAGATGTGGATGGATGGTGCAAATGGATATGGAAAACTTAAAATTCTTCCAACTCCAATGGGCAACATTGTATCAACATTACTTGAAAGTGGTGCAAAGTTAGGCGTTTCCTCAAGGGGAAGCGGTAATGTAAACGAAAGCGGACAAGTTTCAGAGTTCGAAATCGTTACAGTAGACATTGTTGCACAACCAAGTGCCCCCGCAGCGTATCCAAAGACTATACGCGAAAGTCTATGGAACATGCGAGGCGGGCATGGCATTTACGGCCTCGCGGAAGCGATGGTTAATGATAAGAAAGCTCAGAAATATTTACAAGAAGGTATTGTAAAATTTCTTGAAGAGCTGAACAAGAAGTAATAGGGAGAACAATATGGCCGAAGCACTCAAAGAATTACTAAATACCGATCTTTTAGACGATAATACAAAGGCCAGTATTCAGGAGGCATGGGAGGCAAATCTAGTAGAAGCACGTGATGCAGTTGCGATTGAATTACGTGAAGAATTTGCAGACCGCTATGAGAACGACAAGAACACTCTTGTTGAAGCCATGGATAATATGCTAACTGACGCTATCAAGGCAGAAGTTGATGAATTTACAGAAGAACGCAAGGGCTTAATTGAAGCTCGTGTGGCTTACAAAAACCACATGAAGAGTCATGCCAGTGCGGTCGATGCTTTTGTAATGGAAGCATTAAAAAATGAAATTCTTGAACTACGTGAAGATCGGGAAAAGCAATTTGACAATTTTAACAAGCTTGAAGGTTTCGTGCTAAAGCAACTTTCTGAGGAAATTGCTGAATTTAACGATGATAAAAAGTCACTTGCAGAAGCAAAGGTTAAACTAATTTCTGAAGGTCGAGCAAAACTTGAAGAAGCGAAGGTTAATTTCATTAAACGAGCAGCTACAACAATCGAAAAGGTTGTTGAAGATGTGCTACGCAATGAGATGACACAGCTTAGGGAGGATATACAATCCGCCCGTGAAAACAATTTTGGCCGAAAGATTTTTGAGTCCTTTGCAACTGAGTATATGACTTCATATCTCGCAGAAGGTACGGAAATTCGGAAACTGAATAAATCAGTTTCGATTCAAGCAGAGAACATCGCCTCTATTACAGAAGCTAAAGAACAAGCAGACATTGAAGTTAAGAAACTTCTGGACAAGATTGATCGTAGTAAGGTCATGACTGAACTGCTAACACCTTTAGCCAAAGATAAAAGAGGTGTTATGGAAGAATTACTTGAAAGTGTTCAGACAAAGAACCTTAAGGGTAGTTTCCAAAAATATCTACCAGCTGTCCTTAATGAGGCAGGTAGTAGAAAACAAACTTCGAAGGCTACACTTACAGAGCGTACTGGAGATAAGGTAGTAGTTGAAAAAGTTGAAAAACAATCAGATGAAAAAGGCGCAAGCGTTGTTCATCTAAAAAAATTAGCAGGTATTAACTAAGGAGTATATCATGGCAGAAAACCTAATTGAAAGTCAAAACTGGGATGCCACTAAAGACGCTCTAATGGAAGGTCTGGACGGTCAACGTAAGCAGACTATGAACGTTATTTTAGAGAATACGAAGAGTTACCTTGCTGAAGCTGCAACAGCTGGCGCAACACAGGCCGGTAATGTAGCCGCTCTTAATAAGGTAATCCTTCCAGTAATCAGACGTGTAATGCCCACCGTTATTGCAAATGAACTAATCGGTGTGCAGCCCATGACTGGCCCAGTAGGACAAATTCACACATTACGTGTACGTTACGCAGATGCTTTTAATAGTACAAGTGGCGTAGACACAGCAGCTGGTGAAGAGGCTCTAAGTCCCTTCAAAATCGCAGCTGGTTATTCTGGTAATGCCGCAGACGATCGCGCTAACTATACAGCTAACTCAGAAGGTGTAGCAGGCAATCGTTTAAGCATCCAGATCATCAAAGAAGTTGTAGAAGCAAAGTCACGTAGGCTCAGCGCACGCTGGACTTTCGAGGCAGCGCAAGATGCACAAGCAATGCACGGAATCGATGTTGAAGCAGAAATTCTAGCAGCGCTAGCACAAGAAATTACAACAGAAATTGATCAAGAAATTCTAGCATCACTACGTTCACTAGCAGGACAAGATGCCACATACGACCAGAGTGGTACCTTTACAGGTACGCCTCATTTCGTAGGTGATCGTCATGCAGTACTTGCGATTCTTATGAATCAGCAAGCAAACCTAGTAGCAGCTCGCACACGACGCGGCGCAGCTAACTGGGCAGTTGTTTCACCAAGTGTGCTAACAGCACTACAAAGTGCAACAACTTCAGCATTTGCACGTACAACAGAAGGTACATTCGAAGCACCCACAAACGTAAAGTTCGTAGGTACATTGAACGGTACAATGCGTGTTTATGTTGATACATATTACAGCGATGGCGGCACAGGCGCAGACATTCTAATGGGTTATAAAGGCTCAACAGAAACAGACGCGGCAGCTTTCTATTGCCCATATGTACCATTGATGAGCAGTGGTGTAGTAATGGATCCAGCAACATTCGAGCCAGTCGTATCATTCCTGACACGATATGGTTACAAGGAGCTAACTAATACAGCGAACTCCTTCGGTAACGCAGGCGACTATGTAACTGGTATCTCAGTAGATAATCTAAGTTTCCTATAAGGGATTTAAGTTTTATTACTATTTTGAAGCCTGGGTTTATCCCAGGCTTCCTTATGAGCACTCACTAATGATGATAGATAAATATAATTAAGTTATCAGTTTTGAGGAGTTATTAAGGTGGCAAACAGTTCTATTAAAAATTTAAATATTGACGGTAACGTTGTAATCTCTGGAAGTACTACATCAGTCGACGTTGCAACAGTCATGGTTGATGATAAAAACATTGTTTTAAATGATATTACAACTCCAACAGATACAACTGCCGACGGTGGTGGTTTTACAGTTAAAGGAACATCTGACAAAGTCTTTAGTTGGGCAAACTCAACAGATAGTTGGACATCTGATAGAGACTTTAATATTACTGGAACTGATTATAAAATAGGCGGAGTTTCCATATTAAATGCAACAACACTTGGTAGCACTGTTACTACTAGTAGTTTACAAAGTGTTGGACAACTTGGATCATTACAAGTTGATAATGTTGTAATTGACGGAAGTGTTATTGGCCTAGCAACTGATACAGATTTAATAACATTAACCAATGATACAGTAACCGTAGCAGGTACAGTTGCAACCACAGCAGTTACAGGTGATGGTAGCGGTCTTACTGGTATTAGTACTACTAATATTAACTCCCCAGGGGTTGACGGTGACTTTATTGTTAGCAGTGGTGCAACAGGATGGGCAGGATTAACACCTCCTATTTCAATTGCACTCGGTGGTACTGGTGCAATAACCGCCGCGGCAGCTAGAACAAGCCTCGGTATAACAGGTACAGGAGCAGACACTGCATATGCATTTCGTTCTAATAATTTAAGTGACTTAGCAAATGCCGCAACAGCAAGAACAAATCTAGGTATAACAGCAACTGGTGCAGATACAACATATGCTACTGTAGCAAACAATTTAAGCGATTTAGCAGATGCAGAAACAGCAAGGGATAACATTG